ATTTTAAATATCGAGTAGGCATTTTTTTCCTTCGCTGTCCTCCTAAGACAAAGAAACAAACGGCAGGCGGGGAGGCTCGCTTTTCGGTTGAGAGATCAAGCTCAACCTATCCGTGTTTCAAATAATTATACTGTTTTCTTCTCTTGCTGATGTTTTTCAATGGACTTTGCTAAGAATGGTCGCAACCACTTAGCCCCTCCAAGTCGTTTAAACTCATTCCACTCGCTTAAAGTGGCTCGTACGGCAATAGTCTTGCCGCTTTTGGTCATTTCAGTTTTAGGTCTTGGCATAGAGGCGTGATTGTGTTGTGTTTAACAAATACCACAATTAGGGTTTATCCTAGTGTTAAACATTATAATCTGTGTAACACTACGACTTCTCTACCAACACATTGAAAGGCGTAAACATGGAACTGGATATAGATTTTTGTGACCTTGAAATAGACATCAAGGCTTGGGTCGAATGGGAATATGACCCCGACTACTCTCCCAACGAGGGAGTCTACGATAAATTCATTTGGGTAGCCTATTTACAAATTGGCAACAACCGCATTGACATTACAGACGAACTCTCTGCCAAGGAGTGCAAACAAATTGAAAAACAGATTGAGGAGTCTATCGATGACAGCATTTAACAAAGCCGTTTGGGAATCCTACCAACAACTCAATGATGATGACATTATGGAAGCTATCTCTGGCTCTGAAGCTATCCCTCTTGCCATCAAATCAGGCGACTGGGAGTATGCCTTTCAACTCATCAAAGAACGCATTGACAACAAGATGACTCGCAGGGCTGAGTTTTACTTGTACAGCAAGACAAAGACACCATCAATTGATGATGATGATGAACTGCGTACCTTGCGAACCCTTTGGTTAAAAAACGAATATAGGGGAGATAAAGATGAAACTTAAAAACACCATTGCAACGATCTTAGAGGAAAGCCAAGATGAATATTTTTGCCAGTTTTGCACAAAGCCTAAAGTTGGCTCTCTCCCGATCTGCTCATGTTCAGGAAATTGGTTCAAACTTGCCGACTTTGACTTTGATACCCAATTCTCCATTGCCCAACAAATCTTCAACTCACAGAAAGGTACTGCCAACAAAAAAACTGACTGACCATGAGTTTGTATATACAGACTCAACCCAAACAAACATTTCAAAAACTTTTCAAAATTTTAAACAGGAGTGAATATGAATCAGGAACAGGTGTTGATGTTGCTCAACAAGAACGTCAATGAGCATACGGAAAAGAAAGCCAACCTAACCTATCTTTCATGGGCATGGGCATGGGCTGAAGCACTAAAGGCAGACCCTACAGCCATATACAAGGTGGATATGTTTGGCGACAAGTGCTACATGGACATAAACGGCACAGCAATGGTGTTCGTCACAGTCACCATGTTTGGCAAACCAATGACTTGCCAACTTCCAGTAATGGACTATCGCAATAAAGCTATCCCCAACCCTGACGCATTTGCAGTCAATACCGCCATCATGCGTTGCATGACCAAGGCATTGTCATTGCATGGTTTGGGTCTGTACATCTATGCTGGAGAAGACTTGCCAGAGGGTGACTCAGGCTCAGATATAGATGTAGGCATGATGATTGACCACTTGGCGGCTATTGATGCGGCTTCAACTTTAGAGGAACTCAAGAATGTATACAGCACTGCTTACGCTCATTGCGGTGGTGATAAGGGCTGGCAAAAGAAAGTGATTGATGCCAAAGAAAAGCGTAAAGGAGCATTGAAATGAGTGAAGTAATCCAAGGAACACCCGAATGGCATCAGCAAAGATGCGGTAAAGCTACGGCATCACGTATCTCTGACATTGTTGCCAAAACAAAGACAGGTTACAGCACTAGCAGGGCTAACTACATGGCTCAACTCGTAGTCGAGCGTATGACAAACCAAGTGGCAGAGTCATACACCAATGCGGCTATGGAGTGGGGTATCGAGCAGGAAATTTATGCTCGTGCGGCGTATGAGTTAAAAACAGGCAACATGGTAAATCAGGTAGGTGCTATTGACCATCCACGCATTCCCATGTCTGCCGCCTCTCCTGATGGCTTGGTGGGCGATGATGGATGCCTAGAGATCAAGTGTCCAAACACGGCTACCCATATTGATACCATTTTGGGAGATGAGCCAGCAAAGAAGTATTACGACCAAATGCAATGGCAAATGGCGTGTACGAACAGAAGTTGGTGCGACTTTGTGAGTTTCGACCCACGAATGCCCGAACATCTACAACTGTTCATCAAAAGAATCGAGCGCAATGATCGTTATATTGCAGAACTCGAACAAGAGGTTATCCAGTTTCTTGCGGAAGTGGATGACAAGGTTAAAAAACTCAATGAAATTAAGGTGTAAATATGGAACAGCGTGACAATTCAGGTGTCCTCTTTAAGAACGACAAAAAAGAGACAGGAAACCAGCCCGACTATAAAGGCAACATTACAGTCGATGGTCAGTCCTACTGGCTCTCAGCTTGGATTAAAGAGGGTAAATCAGGCAAATTCATGGGTCTTGCAGTAAACCCTAAAGAAGAAGCCAATACTTCCTCGCCCAAGAAGAAGTCCTCAAGTGGCTTTGATGACCTTGATTCAGACATACCCTTCTGATGTAAACCAACGGGGAAAGCGTAAGTGAGTACCCACTAACTTGATAGGAGTTAATATGATTCATTACCACGGACTTCCAATAACACCAACGCCTGTGGCTAACTATGCAGTTCAAGCTGGTCATGCGTTTGTTTCTTATGCCCATCCTGAACAAATAGCAACTGCCATTGATGTAGCTCAGTCTTTTGCCATTGATAACGGGGCATTTAGTGCATGGAAATCAGGAGAACCTGTAAAGGATTGGCAACCATTTTACGAATGGGCATTAAACCTGAAAAAAGTGCCTTCCTGCGACTTTGCTGTTTTACCTGATGTCATTGATGGCACAGAAGAAGATAACGATGCTTTGTTGCGTGATAACCCATTGCCGCTATGGTTTGGCGCACCTGTTTGGCATATGCACGAATCCCTTGAAAGATTTGAACAATTAGCCAATACCTATGTTCGGGTTTGCATTGGCAGTTCAGGTGAATACGCAACCATAGGAACTTTTCAATGGTGGTCAAAGATGGGTCAAGCCATGCGAATAATCTGTGATGATTTAGGCAGACCATCCTGTAAATTGCATGGTTTACGAATGCTAGACCCTGCAATCTTTACAAAACTGCCTTTCTGTTCTGCTGACTCCACAAACATTGCTAGAAATGTTGGTATGGATGGGAAGTGGAGAAGCGGAAACTATCCTCCACCAACAAAAGAGGCTAGAGCGCAAGTCATGAGAAGCAGGATTGAGGCACACAATGCACCGCCAGTTTGGGGTTTTCACCAAGTTGAACAAGGAATATTGTTATGAACATCTACATAACAGAGTTTTTCTGCAAGTGTCCAACAAACAATGTGCGAATCAAGTATGAATTAGAGATTCAAACAACATCTGTCTTATTTGTTGAATCAATACTGGATTTTGTTGACAAGATAGACAATCAATATCATGAACATATAGCTGATTTGTTGTTGGAAAAATTTGGCGGCAAACAGCAAATAGTTGCTTGTCATCATGGGGTTGTTATCAAAACGGAGAGATCATGATTTACGCTTTTATTTATGTTTTATCTTTAGTTGCCGCAAATCTTTTGATTGCCGCATTCGGTGTTTGGTTTAGCCCAATAGGTGCGTTTTTGCTGATTGGCTTGGACTTATCTTTGCGAGATAAACTGCATGACCTATGGGAAGGTGACAAATTACCCATAAAAATGGGTGGACTTATCGCAACGGCAAGCATTGTTTCTTATGCCATAAATCCAGCCACAGGCATGATTGCATTTGCTTCCTTGGCGGCTTTCAGCTTGTCAATGGTAGCTGATTCACTGGTCTACCAATACCTCAAGCATAAAGAATGGATGATTCGTGTCAATGGGTCAAATGTTGCGGGTTCTGCTGTTGACTCTATAGTATTCCCAACTATTGCTTTTGGTGGTTTGATGCTTGAAATTGTTGCATTGCAATTTGTAGCAAAAGTTGGTGGTGGTTTTGTCTGGAGTAAATTTTTAAATAGGAGTAAATGATGAGTTTATTAGATGACACACATTTTGGTGGCGGTGTAAAGAAGTTCTTTGACTTGCCAATCTTCAATCGGGTTAGATGTTCCGACCCAGTAACCAGCTATGAAGCCGCTGATGCCGCTAAAGACTTGGCATCCAAGCATTTCATCATCATTGTGGACTGTTTAAAGGCTCATGGTGCGCTTGGTAAGGATGGCATAGCCACACATAGCGGGTTAGACAGAAATCAAGTCTCACGCCGTTTAAATGAACTGGAGAAGATGAATCTGATTCAGTTGACAGGCAAAACTGTAAAGTCTTCATCGGGGCGCAATGAGCGTGAATGGAGGGCAGTCTAATGTGGGATGTACTGGTAACTTTTATGTTGATGATGTTTGGTGCATTTGTCGTTATTGCCTTTGGTGCAATCCTCATTGGTGCGCTTTATTTCCTACAAAACGAGGCTGACAATGACTGAAGAAGATGAAGCATTCAACGACATTGAACGACAAGCTAAGCAAAGACAAGAGTCTGTCAAAGCAAACTTTCTAAAACCCAAGTCTGCACAAGAGTTCTATGACGAACTACGCAATAACGTAATTGAGGAAGTTGCTAGAGAGATTAGAAAGCTAACTGGCTTTGGGAAAGACACAATTGATGGCTTGGCTATTTACATTGAAGGAATGAAGAAATGACTACTGATCTACCTGATTGGATGTTTGAAAAAACTCCTAATGTTCCACCTCGCCCTTTGGTAGGGTTTACTGAGCAACAGCGCACAGAGCAGAACTTCTGTCCACGATGCGGTAAACGCACAAAAGACTTGACCACCATTCACACTTGCACACCACCACAGGATTAACGAATGAGCAAAGCACAACAAGTTTTTGAGGCAATGATGCGTTCAAAAAATCACACAGACTTCAGCAGTACAAAAGGTAGATACAACGTGCCAGCTTTGCAAACCCGATGGAACTACTTTTTAATGGGATGGGAAATGAGAGGTGTGTTATGACTTTCAGGCAGTCAACAATCAAGTATGTCAAAGACATCTTGAGAGCAAGAACTATCCATGAGGTAATTGCCAAAGAATTACAAGATGCTCATTTACGCAAGCTGGAAGCTGAGACTGCCGCTGAGTATGCCCACGCCGCCATGCAATACAACGAGGACAGGATTGCTAGACTGCAAAAACGACTGTTAGAACACACTCAAGAGGGTGATTACGCATGAACAAGCCTAAGAATGACTTTGATTGGCGAGGACAACCTAGTATTTGGACAAGAGACAAAGAACTCAGAAATATCTTGGCGGGTCAAAACTGGGGCAGGAAAGCACAAGCTAAAATTAATCCTGATGAAAAGCGTGAGTTTTTCTACTATTCAAAAGCTAAACTTAGCAAATGATTCGTAAGATAAGAACCTTCTACGGCAAAAGGCATGGTCAACATGGGAACAAAGTAACCACCATAGACCGAGGTGAAGCATGGCTATGTGAGAAGTGCGGGGAGGTGATCTTCTTTGAACACCTTGTCCCCAAACACTTCTGCAAGCGGCTAATTAAGCCTGTAGTCCTTGGAGATACTGGGTCTTCCCTGCCACCTTAACAGCAGTCAATTCCTGCTTTTTGAGGTTATTAGGGTCATACGACACATGAACCCAACCAGAGTCGGGTATACCCTGTGTGTAGAATTCCAAGATTAACTGTGTATAGTCCAAATTGTCCATAATCCATTGGGCGAGATCAGCATTGGCAATACCAGCAATCTCAATGTCTGCCGCCATACCTTTGCAATGATCTGAGGACTTCGAGCCATTCACAGCCGCATTACTCTCAGGACTACGATAGGCAGAGTTCACAGTAACAGATTTACCAAAGTGGTCACGAACAGGCTGAAGCACCTTGTCACACAAAGTCTTGAGATTGTCAAGGGCTTCCTCATCAGGCGTGTTGTCGATACCAAGACGGGTAGCGGTGTCAGATTTCGTTAGTTCTTTCAAAGAAAAATTGGCAGATAAGTTCATTTATTTAACCTTTCGTTGTAAAAATTGATGGATTATGGGTGGAAGCTGTCACAAATCAGAGATAGGATTTTACTTGGCAATAGTGCCATAACCAAGGGGAATATCATGTACAAGATTGAGATTAACATTGCAGAGTGGGATTTTGGAGATGACTCAGTAGTTGTTGAGACAGATGATTTTGAGAAGATTGCAATCATCCAAGAATTCATCGAATTCCAGCAATTGCATGGCTGGTGCGTTGATTATGACGTTACCGAAGAATTTGCTGACAACCAGTCCGAAGAAGAAGTCAGCGAAGACGAAGTTGACGAAGACGAAACCTATGAAGACGAAGAATCCGAAGAATACGAAATCGGAGAGATCGTAGAAGACGAAGACGGATTAGTCTGGGTTCGTGTGTCATAATTCAGGTGCAGTTGTTACTTGCAGGGGGGTCTTAGGACTCCCCTTTTTTTATTCAATATCGTGATCTGCCTCGATGTCCCTAGCTAACTGTCGCCAATCAAGACTACGGCGGTAAAGCGTGTATATACGCTCCTCAGTTAAGGGTTCAGATCGGCGGCTTAACCTGTCATTTGCTTGCGCCAAAGCAAGTTGCGTTTCATGC